CTTGTAAAATTTTGTCTGCTTGCCGTAATGGCTGCGGTCAAACTAAGGTTAATCCGAATATTTATGATAAACCAAAATCCATACATCAATGTCGTCACTTTAAACTTGGTCGTTGTAATCGGGATGATTGCCGTTTCCAACATGGTCAAACCACACCCAGTAAGCATGTGTCTTTTTCATCGAATGAGGCGGTTTCAAAACCGGTCCCTGTTCCTGTTAAAGAATTGCCCAAGAGTGTCGTCAAATCATGTTTGAAACCTACTCATAGTGTGCCTGATAAACGTCATGTTCAAACCGACTTTATTTTCAGTGACCCAACTTATCCTGTCATGAAGGATGAGAACAATTTCCAGAAAGTAGAAGTGAAGAAGAATCTTTCTCGTAAAGATAAGCGTGCTCAAAAATCATCTATTCCTGAGATTCACGCTGAAGGCACAAATGTGCATACTCAAGAAACTCTTCCCAGTTTTAACCAATCTCTTGACCATAAGCATCGTCTTGAGAATAAATATTTTAAACCTATTGGTTTTATACCTGCTGCAGAGGTCTTAATTGATCCGATTGTTCCCGAAGTGAAAGAACCCAAAACTTTCTTGAACAGTCTGACCAATGTTGGGCCTAAAATGGCATTGAAACCGCCTATGAAGAATATTGCCTCTGTCGTTTCCGCACCTGCTTCTACTGGTGTGATTGCGAGTGGCCATATTCGACCTATTGTTCCTATCGATGAAGTTGCTCCTGTAGGTGCACCTGTTCCTATTCTTTCATCTTTAGGTTTAGTAAATGTTGTTGCGAGGCCTATTCCCTCCACCGAAATAAATTCAGTTATACAGTCTTTTGAAAATTTAAACTTTCAATACGTGGCTCCAATTTCCCCTGGCCACGTCAATGTGGGGTATCTCGGCTCATTTTTGGCTTATGTAGGCTTTCCTTTGAAGGTACGAACTGTCTCCCAGATGGTGCGTCCCGTCGTTGGTTTAGCTCACGACCTTCGGTCAGATTTCGCCAAATCCATCGACTTAAAACATGATGATCCACTTTTGGTCATCGTGCGTTTGTCGGAATGGTTGGGTGTCGAGGTGTTTGGTTGTAAACTGTTTTTACCTTGGTCTTCTTATAGGAGTGAATTATTAATTTCTTATGAGGCCTTTACCCAGATTATTCAGGGCCCGACGTTAACTATTTTGTCAACTGATACCTTAAATTTCTTGAGTGCGTTTCGTTCTGATCGAATTATTTCGACTGTTAATATAAACCGATATTTTACTGCTGAACTCAAACATGCCACTCAAATGTTGGCTTATAAACGAATTGAATTTGATAGGTATCTCTTACGTAATATCAATTATCCACGCGTGCCTTTAAACTTACAAGGTATAAATACGGATTTTATGTCGACGAGGTCAACACGCCTGAGTTCGACGGACCGCGGGTGGGTGTGGTTTTTGATCGGATCATCACTGGTCGTGGGCCTAGGCGCCCTGTTCGTGTATCACTCGGTAACCACGTTGCCGGCGCATCTTATCCGCAAGGCGATAGCCGCTATTACCTCAATGTTGTGGCGGCCGTCTCCGCTCGGGTCGGTAGGAATACTCCCACGCGGGACATTCCTACCGTTAAGAGGTTCAGGGATTTCGTATCTAAATGGGTACGCAAAGAATGTGTCCCTTTAAGTCCTGATACAGATGTGAGTTTTAGTACATGGTTGGAAACAACTCACTATACACGTAAGAAAAAGCTCTCATTGCAGAAGCTTTATGACGAAACAATTGCCCTTGGTGAAGATGATTTTAATGCTTACAATAATTTTTGTAAATGTTTTTTAAAGGATGAATCTTATGCTATGTTTAAGAATCAACGTGCTATTTTTGCCCGTAAGGACGAATTTAAATTGCGCGTTGCACCTATATTTAAGTGCATTGAGACTGAACTTTTTAAATTGCCTTATTTTATTAAGAAAGTTCCTGTTGCCAAGAGACCTGAATTTATTTTCAATCTTTTTGGCGACCATCCCGCATTTATTGATCAAGACACCCATAAGCTACGTCGCTGCTTAGCCACTGATTATTCAGTTTATGAGTCGTCTTTCACTAAGGAAGTCATGGAAGATTGTGAAATGATATTATACCGCCACATGGTTCAAACGCTACCCGAAGGTAGTCGTTTTTTGAATCTGATCGAGCGCGTTCTGATGGGCACTAACGAATGCCGTTTCCAGAATGTGCGTGTTCGAATGTCGGCTGGTAGAATGTCTGGCGAAATGAATACCTCTTTAGGTAATAGTTTTACGAACTTGATGCTTTATTTATTCGCCATGGAAGAATTCAATTGTGAAGAAGCCATATGTTTGGTAGAAGGTGATGATGGAATTGGGTCTTACATTGGCCCAAAAATTCCGAATTCATTTTATAGCAAATTGGGCTTTACCATAAAATTGGCTTATCACAAAACATTAAATACTGCCAGCTTTTGCGGTCAAATTTTTGATTTCGAATCTTTCA